GGCCAAAACGGACATGGCTTCCTCCGGGGAAATTCCAAGTCAAGAAGTAATCTCCTCAACTCTTAAAACCCAAAGTTTACACTTAAAATAAATGACGGGGAGATACTCCCATCTAGGATGCTTTTGCACCCCTCCTACGGCCACTGTAGGACTATCGGACCTTTGCTGGCCCTGGCTATGTACCCCACAACTTATAGTCATAGGGTTGGTGATGCTATCCGACCGGGATCGTAATACATCAATGGACTGCCCAAGAAGAAGATGAAAGAAAAATCATCTCCAATCGAACAGAAGGTATTGTACGAGTAGTTGTTGCTACCCCCAGGCAATGTAGCGGAGAAATGCCACCAATTGTCTCTTCCTAAAGGACTTGTACACTTCCTAAAATCCCTGGCAATATAATACTTATCCTGGGAATAATATGGAATTTCTAACTCTAAAGGGGAAACGTCTGAACGGGAAACTGTCATACCTGTTAAAGAAGTATTATAAGAATCGCCGCTAAATACAGGTGGTTGCAAAATTCGCTCTGCACCATTCTGTGCTCTCAAAGATGGTCCAGCTGTAGTGGAAGCCATTGGAGCGAAAGTCGCCGAATAAATGTTAGTTTCATCAGCTTCTACACGTCCGGCATACAATGCTTGGTTATTATTACTAATAGTATCAGGAACGACTTTCCATCTTATAGATCCTTTATACCCCATGAACGCAGCAGCACAATAATTCAGCATAGTAGTTTGGCAGAAATTATACGGCTGGTTACTAGAGGTTCTTCCAATGGCGTCGGGTGGAGCACCACGGAAGTAAGGGAAAGCGTTTTGTACCACTCGCAAATTACCATTCGTGGTGGCAACTTGTCCGACCGTAGTGTGATAATTGTATCTCCTCAGTAGATCATATAAAGAAGTAACGTTCTCACCTGGGTAAATGGCGGAAAAGTGGTCTGTACTATTTTTAATGCCCCCTAAGTCCATTGGCGGACTGGTTGACATTGGGGCATCAGTCTGTGAAGAAGCATTACTCATATCGGCTTGTTCAACAAACTGTGGCTCAATCGATTGTTCAGTAGAAGCAACGGCTGGTCCGGGCTGAAATACCAAATCCTGGAACCTTGTTGAGCTCGGATTCGATACACAGAAATCGTCACACATCCTGGTATAGATGTTAACGGATACATCGTTGTTCACTGTCGAATTAGGGGCTGTCAACTCATTTATTACGAAAACACCTACTTGTCCATTACACAATTCTGGTATATCAGGTATAAACTCTCTAGACGTACTGAAAGGGAGAAAACCATATGGGTAAACACTCGGGTTGAGAACACGAAGCCAATGTCGTGCTTTACCCCAAGGGACTTTAAAGGTGATATCGCGGGTTTCAGCGAGATCAATAATGGCGTTGTATGCCACATTATCTGCTGTACCACTAGGGGCAGATATTGTCTTAGGATCATACACTATCTTCAATCTACCTCGATGGTATTTACTGGCGACCACTTGGAGGCGGATTTCCATCGTTCCATGCCAATATTCAAAAGGTAAGGACGCGAAACCAGACGGTGTCAGGGTTATAGCCGAGCGTGCTCTGTCAGCCAGCACGGTAGTATTCCCCAACATGGGATTACACAACAAAGAAAATAAGTGCGTATTCGGTGTATCGCCTGTTTCCCAAGTAAACGAAGTGAGATAAGATTCGTGTTTCCCTAAAGCAACAATATTTAAACCATCCGAATCCATCATTCCAGCGGATGCGCAAGCGGACATCACATTCTGGTCGGATTTCACAGACAGTTTAGCAGAAGAATCAGGAACATCAGAACCGCTAAGGTTACCAGCCCACGTACGATGTACCTGTGAAGGCACTGGCTGATTGGGTCTAAATGAACCGACAAAAGCTTTTATTGACGAGCCAATACCTGATTGGGCTACGTAATTAGGCTCTGAGAGTGTGGGAATGCCAAATTCAACCTCTTCCGCCCAGGCATATATCTGCACTGTGACGGGATCATTGGCGGCATTAGCATGATGTAGCGTGTTCAAGGTTTGTATAACCAAATATCCTGCTTTACTATATTCCTTCTCAATCAAATCAAAATAATTCTTATGATACAAGAATGGTAGTGTCATATCTCCCCCAGCACTTTCGGTAGGATCGATATACAGGTGAGGTAATTGTGAGCCTTGGATCAACTTGTTAGTTGGAACACCGCTATTGGTTGACCAGTAATCTCTCTCTTCTGTTATTGTAAAGGGATGGTAGTGCATCAACAAACTACCATAATGAAAGGGTCCCCCACTAACTTTGACAGAAATATGCATCTTACACCGCATAAGGGCATAATTGGCAATTTTCTTCTTCACTACAGCATTTTCCCAATAAAGGGTCCATGGATCGAAGAGTTGATATAAGTCAGCATTTATGTTCCACGTGTAAGAAGCAATACGAATAGGCCTCGAAAAGAAATTATTCAAGGTTGCATCGGAATTGTCGAACGTTGTAGACATCGGGGGCATGGTGGCAGGAACTTCAGCAGACCAAGATGGATTAGCATCAAGGAAAGTAGTGACCTGTTCTACACTACTTTTATTATTAGCATCGCTGACATGCATAGTGGTATTAGTTAGATTTGTAGTAAGTACGATTAGGATATTGTGCGAGTGTACTCAATCTTGCACTAACCCAGCTAATTTTGCTACGAACGAATAGCTCCCCTAAATAGAGGTCCGACACGGGGGTCGAGTTCGCGAAAATCAAGCCTTTAGAACTACATGGGATAGCTGTAACCAAAAAGTTCGTTGGTAACCATAGATTTAAGTCACATTTTTATTTCCCGTACCTATACATAGGCTTCCTCGGAGGCGATATGTGCATCACCTTTTCCCCGCCACTCTAGATCTAACAAAGGGAGCGGGCGGGTCTCTCCTTCTGGTAAAGGTCGATATTTCTCTAACCACTTCACTGTCCAGTAATCGTAAGGATAATCCAAGCAATTACACAAGTGCACTAAGTCTGTACGCTTAGCAACATCTCGCATTTGTGCCAGTCTACCTTCGAAAACAGTACGACCATGATAATACCACTCCCGTAAACTATTGTCTATGTTCTGTGCTGCTTGCTGCCGTGGCGTCAAGGCACTGGAAGTCATGGTACAATGTAATGATTTAAAGATGGAGTCCTGATCTAACGCTCCAACATATTGACCTAATTCCGGTAGATAAATATTCTTACGCTTTAGAAAATCCGCAGCTTCGTCTTCCATAAGAGGTATAGGTACATCTGTCTTATTAGGCATAGTAAAGCCCATTCCGACGACATCTCTCAAGAATGCTGCATACGTTATATGGTTGAACTTATCCTTAATGGAATCCTTTACTGAACTCTTTACATCGTCTCCGTATGTGATAAGTGAAACAAAATCACGGAAGGGTCCTGCATCAAGTCCAAGTATGTGGAAATAAGCGCAACGCATCAACAGCGAATTAACTATAGAATTAATATAAACCGTTAAGTTGTGTCCAGAGGGATTGGAACCCAATAATTCAATCAGAGTTCCCTGATACGCCACCATAGGATGACAAATATCAGAAGCCATGGCTCGCATGATAGTCAAGTCTCGCTCCGAATAATTCATCTTCGCTGCCAAATCAATCATGATACCAAAAGCTGCATACATCAGTTGAGGAGACATAGTCAAATCATAACTGCTATAATCTCCAGCTAATATATTCCTCTTCCCATACTTCCTAATTTTACTCGTGAGCTGTTGCCATTCGGGTCCAATAGCATTTACACCGACAGCACACTCGGAACGTATAGGGTTGACACTTAATAATCTCGCTACAGGTAAATAGTATTTCCGAACCATCAACTGTAGTGCCATAGGAGCGGATTGAAAGACTCTAACCTTAGTAGAAGTTTTAGCTTTCACCTCATCCTTGAGACAGGCTTTAAATACGGGATAGGCGCGCTTATTCTGTGCATACAATTCTTCCATCTTATATGCTTCATCCCAGAACTTGCGGTCTAGCGCACGAGGGCACTGGTGGGTGCTCAATGACTCCTCGTCAGTCAAATCCGTCATAAATTTACTTTTGGCTCCCGATAATGGATACCCCACAGAAGTGGTGGCGTCCAAAGCCGTGATGAATTTGATGCCATCCCTACCGGAAACATTTTCCAACTCCGTCAATGGTTTGGTGTTCACCCATTCCATCTTGGGATTCGCCGCAATATCCAGCAGCGGTTCTATGTAATCACGGTATGATTTTTCAAGCAGATTCCCTGGAACTCCTTGTGAAGTCACACTACACTTTAATAAAGCTTCGCGGAACGGCCACCAAGTCCCTTCATTATTAGGACCCTTAAATTTCGGAGGACCAAATGTATTAGATACGCCCGTAACAGCATTCACGTCAGCGGAAATAACAGTATCAGTAACCTCGGAAACAGAAGTGGACATGCCGACACACGAACCAAAGACCTGAACATTACTCCCGACGGGAAGGAAGTTGACAGGATTCTTCGGATGAACTTTATCGGAAGTCAGGAATTTCATATCATATATCGTATCCGACATATCAGCTTGATTTGCCATCGGAACTACGCCCTTCACTACACTAAGTTCGCGCCACGCATTATCGACCAATTCCTTGGTGATTATCGAAGCCTTAGCAAGTTTAGAACTAGGCACACCCGCTATATGTATACCCATTATTCCTTTGGTCTTAGAGTCTGAAAGTAAAACAGCGCCACACAGCCCTTCGTATGTGTCATAAGCTGTGGCATAGCGATAAGTATTATTAACTATCTGAGAACCAACAACACAAGCATTAGTGGTACCGCAACTCAAACGCCGTAAAAACTGGCATTCGGTATTGGCTTTAACACTCGTCGGAAACAAGTAAGCAGAGAGATCCATAAAATCAGGGGCTCCACTTATGTAAGTAACCGCCGTGTCGGTATTAGCTAGTTGACGAGTATACGTCTTACTTATTCTGGCGCGGAAGGTGCTACCTAATTTCTTAGGATCACCTCTAGAGAAAGTACAAACAATCTCCTCTTCACCTCCATCTGGAAAGATATGGTATGGTACGAGAGCCACTCCACTACGCAAAAACAGGATATTCATAAATTTGCCTGATGCCACATTTTCAACATAGCACAAGTTCTTAGAAATAATCCCTACTAATTGTTCTGACGTGGTAGTCCGCATAGGGGCACTCGTTGGTAAAGGCTTTGAAACGACCTTGGCCCAGTCGGATTCCTCCTTGTCTCGCTCTTCCACCTCAGCTTGACTAGTCGGTATCAAATTGCCTTGAACAGAAAACTCTTTCCAACCATTATATAATTTGCAGGCAGCGTAAACTATCCCACAAAATGTGGTTCCTAGCATCACCTGTCGCAACCTATAAATCTGTCTTCCCTGCAGCAACCTACCAAAGTTCGGCAAGTCTATCGTGCAACGCAGAATTTCGTTAAATTCCTCGTTGATCCGCACGTAGAGGCAGAAAAGCAAATAAATAAGGGTAAACAAGTACGGCAGCCAATTATCATAGTCTATCTGAAAAAACATCAAGATCATGTAGCTGAGCACCGTCAAACAAGGCCAACGTAACGTCTGGAAAAGATACCTGCGCTTGCAGAATAATCTATACATAAACCAGACCCTATTAGCTCGTATTCGAGTACTATGGAAATACCTCATACCATGGTCATAGAAATACTGTGCTCGATCGACGACTAAATCCCTTGAGCTGAAGGCTTGGGGATGCATCTCACAAAGACAGCAATCTGGAGTTTTATAACACTGAGAACAAATTTGAAGAGCATCATACATCCCTTCGGCCTTCTTAACAAGTCGCTTTTGAGTGCTAGAATGTATCTTGTATTGGCTGCAACATAATCGCACCAATTCAGAAATACCTAGTCCTCTCGCTTCCTTGCCTTCGAAAATATAAGGTCTATATGCCACCTGTTGGGCTTTGCGGGCAGCCCCAGGTGGAGGATCAATACCGACACAATACTCAACGTCGAACTCCCAAACATCTGGTAATAATCCGGGAGGAACCTTTAATGGGTCTAGCATAGTAGTTCCCTCAATAGTATACGCAGGTTTCACTCGACAATTAATCATCAGAGGAAAACGTCGCAAAATTGATACTGGTTCGTTGGAATAGGTCTGCGCACCCAAATCTTTGACGTTCGATGTAACAACGAATATCTTAGGTCGCATTTGTATCTTTCCTTTCATCTCAACTTCGGCCCTCACAGCAGTTGTATTCACATTGTTAACTAACTTTATGATACGTTCCGTAGGGGCTGTCTGTAAAAATTTCTCGTGTGTATTACCCAAGTCATCTAGAACAATACATCGTGTATTAGATCTCACATTGGAATCATACTTGTCAATATCGTTGATAAAGACTCGTTGCTCTAAAGTGCCTAAGTCAAATGTCTTGAGCAAAACGGTCGTGATAATCTGCACGACACTACTCTTACCGACACTCGATCTTCCATGAATTAACATAGCTAAAGGTGCTTCTCGCATTCCGCTGTTCTGTCTTTGAATACAGAAATCTTGGTCCATATGAATTAAAGAGGCCAACTTAGTCTGATAAACCTTTTTCTCATATGAATTCGTTAATGAATCGCATATTTTATGGGCTCGATCAATCAAATCAACCAATTTATCAAGGTATTTGTCATCATCCATGCCTGGATAGCGATCATAATCACCAGCACGCGCGAAGGGGTGCATTCCTTCGGCTTCTACACAATCCTTATCAAAGTCCAAAATGGCAGGATTTTCTACGAATAGTACTCTCCAATCTTTGGTTCGGAAGTATAAAAACCCTCTTTCTAAAAAGTGGGTGACGGTACCAAGAATAGCATCATACATATCATGTGCATTCAAATGGATACCCTGTGATGATTTAATCATTGACAACAAACCTTCTTGGGTCAGTGGTGTATCAGTACGCCGCAACATCGTGATGGTGGTACACAATGTAATTACCAAGGACACTTTCTTGAAGATAGGGCTCTTCTCGATAGCTTTCCAACGCTCGCTCAATTGTTTAAAAGCCTGTACCCATTCCAAACCCGCTTGGGGTTCAAAACCAATACAACGTCGGATGACACTATTAACGATCATGACGTAACTCTCGTTATTATTAAAGCTCTGTTTAACGTAATTTAGAAGGATCCAAATAACTCCCTCTGTAGAACTAGTCTCGCGTATAGCAAGGCCAGTAAGTATCAGGCTCTCTAATCTCGATATTATATCAGGAAACAAAGTATCGTAAGTCTCTATACCCATTCGCTTACTAATAAAACTTTGCAAACGGTTAGGTTTCAACTTCTCGGTAGCGGCCTCCAAAGCCTCACGAATAGATTCCATGAACGGCAACGGAGCGACACCATCTCTGGCATCATACCAATTCTCCCCCTCTCCACCATCACCTCCACCTAGCCTCTGAGAAGCGTAGGCAGCTGTGCCCAGCATTAAGCCAGCAGCCGCAATCTTAGGAAGATGGGAGCTAACTCTACTAGGTTCCTCCGCAGTTTCTGCAGTACTCTCACTCTCGACGGAATCAGGAGACGTCATACTAGGTACTTCGCCTTCCAAAACGTTATCGCCAGAAAGTTCGATTTCATCAGAATCAACGGCCATCACATCAACATTCGACTCAAGCCCCTCGGGACCCTCGTCTAAACTATTATTACTACTATGAATATTATGTTCTATTTTATGAATTATGCTTTTTACGGAAGTTTTTATTTCTATTTCTTTAACACAGGAACTGTCGTCATTACTAACAACAGCAGGCAACTTCACGGTGTCCGAATAAACGGATGGGGGGTTCCCCGGCATACCCGGGGTCGTGTTTTCGCCGCGGCCGGCATCATTTTTTGGGTTAATCATTTTTTATATAAAAGAATAACAAGATGCAATTTCTTTCGGGGGTCAGCAAATAACCCGCGGCCCTTGTCCAGGGGGGAAGCAACCCTACGCTTTCACGCAGGTGAATCAGCACAGCATTTCGGCCCTTATTAGAGAACTAAGCGCTCCCACCTGCCCATGTGATAAAATCACACAGGAGGATTTTACCCTACCTCGGTTCGAGGCTGTCTTTCCAGCGTCATAGCGCTCTCGCTACGTCAGGCTCTATTCGCCTTGTCAACAGAGGTTAGTCACGCAGGCTCCCTCGCCTATCGATCCAATAAACATACTCTGTTATCAGCTTATATCCGGTTATTCGAACTAGTCAAAATTGCAAAACTCCTGTGAAACTTCCGGTTTCATATTTTTATTTCTTTTTCTCTTTTTCAATTTTTATTTTGTTTTTTCGATTTTGAAATTATGAATTATAAACTGCGTAGCCCAGAACATCGCGCGCCCTATTACGCGATAAAGGTCCTGACCACTAATTAGCTGGATTAGGGACATACGTCATGCTGTTACTCAAAGAGTTCCCACTCGATAAGTTTAACGCAACACAACGTGCAAAGTAGTGCAAGCACTACTGGTTGGCTCGTATTATGACAACACCTCTGCGCCAAAGAGATGTGCAAGTTGTATTTATAGCGTCCCACTACGAGACAGTTTGTCGCGAATAAAAAGATCTACATGACCTCCTTTATGTAAATATGCCTTCTTACCGCTATTAAAATGGATAAAGGTCTACAGCCGCATTGTTGCTCAAAAGGTTCCCACCATAATGAGTTTAACGCAATACAGCATCAAATGCAGCGCTAACGCCGCAAATGGCTCATATTATGACAATATCCCCTCGCCAAAGGGATATGCAAGTTATATTTATAGCGTCCCACTACGGGACAATTTAATGTAGGTTAGTCTAACTCCTACGTACTTAGATAAAAACAATCGAATCAAAAGCAGTTCAACTCAGTGTGGTGCCACTGAGAAGAAGCGAACTTGTCCAAAAGACCTATAAAGAGTAATCGTACTAGATGACTCAATATAAGTCAGTTGCATCAACTACTCAAAAATCTCCCCCGGGATACCCC